CTCGGTCTGGCTCCCAGGAATGAAGGATTCGGCTGGGACGCTGGCAGGATTTTTTAATTCTGAGGAACTCGCCCTCTTCGAAGCGGCCGAACAAGATACCCCAGGCACGCTCAAGCTCGTGCCGAGCAGCACCGAGCCGCTCGTCTTCTGGACGGGGCCGGCCTATATGGACGCCTCGATCGATTCGAGTCTCTCCGCACCGAAGTTATCCGGCACGTGGAAAGCGGCCGGCCCATTCCTGCTCAACGGCGGCGTGTTGAGTGCCACGGCGGCGGCGGCCCGGGCGCGCCGACTGAGACAGGCGGCACCCGACGCGGCGTAGCGGGCGCCCGTGTTCAGCACGTTAGCGGTGACCGGCGTCACGGGCGCCGTGCTGTGGGGGCACCGGACGGCGATCGTCGTGGCGCGCTGGCGCATCGTGCGCACCAAAGACACGGGCGGTGACTGGATCTTGTCGGCCGCGATCACGCGGATCGACAAGTTCCAGTCACGCCAGGCGCCGCTGCTGTTCACGGCTCCCCGCCCGGGCGGGTTTTGGATGTGGCCCGTCGATGCGATCGAAATCGGAGAAACAAGCCTCTTGGCCTACTTGGGACCGCCAGAGCGGTAAAGGAGATTCGCAATGAGTCGCTGTCGGGTGGCGTCCGCTGACATTGTGCGATTGTCGGTGTCGGGCGGCGATTTTCTCACCGTGAAAAAAGAACTCAACGCGGGCGAAGGGTTGGACCTGCAAGCGGTCCAGGGCGATCGCACGCTGGCGGCGATCCTCGCCTATCTCGTGGGCTGGTCGTTCGTCGGCGCAGACGATCAGCCGCTCCCGTATCATCCGATGCAATCGATCGAGGAACGGCGCGCCACCCTCTGCAATCTCGACACGGCGACGATGGATGAGATCATCGACGCCCTCGGCCCGCACATGCTGGCGGCGCGCCGCGCCGTCGAGGAAAAAAAAACAACCCCGCTACCCGTGACCGCATGAAAACGGATCTCGCCCTGTGCAAAATTATGGGCATGAGTTACGACGACATCCGCGCGTTGCCGCTGGCCGTCTATGAAGTGCTGATCGAAGACCTCCACGCGCGGCAGGAGGCGGAGGCGTAATGGCGCAACTGAGCGGCGTGATGACGGCGGACTTTAGCGACTTCTTTTTTGAAGTCGATAAAGCGGTCGTGAAGACGCGGGAATTAGAGAACGCGGGCAAATCCATGGGCGGCGGGCTCAGTCAGCTCAGTGACGGGTTAGGGACCGTCGATAAAACCCTCGGCGCGTTCGGGGTGCATATCGGCCCGCAGATCCAAGCGTTGCGCGAACTCGGCAACACGGCCGGCCTGACGTGGGAAAAGATGGGCACGATTGGCGGGCTCGGCCTCGCCGGGACGGTCGGCGTGCTGTCGTTTCAAATCACGCGCCTCGGGCTAGAGTTCCTCGGCTTAGACAAAGTCGTCGACGACTTTTTTACGAATCTTGGGACGCATGGCGCGATGTCGGCGGAACGCACGGGCGCAAAGATGGATGTCCTGGCCCGCGCCACGAACCTTGCGGGACGTGAGATCACCGACTTCGACGTGGCGTTGCAGATTATCAAAAAGAGCAACGACGACATGTCGGGCGCGCTCAATAACGGCGCGGAACGGTTCCGGCAGTGGTCGAAGGTGATCTCGGATCTGCGGAAGAGCGGCGATCTGGAAACAATCAACAAAGACCTCCGCGATGGCACCTCGACAGTGAAGGAACTCGCCGCCGAACATAAAGTCAGCGCGGAGGCGTTGCAGTATCACGCCACGCGACTCAAAGAAAACGACGCGATCCTCAAGCAATGGCATGAGGCGGAAGACGAGCGCCTCAAGAAAACCAAGCTCGCGCAGGATGAACTCAGCCTGTCCGGTGAGGGCTGGCGCAAGAATCTGATCGGGATTCCGGCCGCGACCGCGGCGTCCGCGACGGCGTATATCGCGCTGGGCCAATCCCTCACGACGATCGCGACGGCCCTGAATCTCACCAAAGTCCAGGTCGAAGCGCTCGACAAAGCCTACCAGCAACAAACCCTGTCGATCGCGATGCTGGAACCGAAAGTCTCATCCCTCGACACCTGGATGATCACAGCCGCGAAACAATTCAAGGTCGCGGCGGACGATGGGTATCAGTTCAAAACCATGCTGGAACTCACAGGCGGCAGCGTGGATACGTTAGTGCCGAAGATCGAAAAGCTCGACACCGTGTTCCGCAGTGTCACGGAAGCCGCGGCGGTGTCGCCGGTGGGCGGCGGCATGACGCAGAAATCACCGGGGAACGCGGCCGTGGGGATCAATACGGGCGACATTACCTACGGCACGCTGGGTAGCTTCGAGGCGACGTTCGCGGAATACATGCGCCGCAATCCGTCCGGGGGGGCGCTCGGCGGTGCGATCGGTGGCGGGCCGCCGAAAGACTTCCTGACGTGGGCGCTCTCGATGGGCCTCGCGCAACGCGGGCCGACGATCACGAACACATTTAATATCGTCGACACGCAAGACGGGATCGCGCGCAAGGTCGGCGACACGATCACCACGCAAGTGCAACGGGGGTCGCTGGTGAACTAATGCCCACGATGCCCGCCGTCCTCGGCCCGAACACGCGGCTCAATAACTTCCGCCTGGGCTATCTCCCGGCGGATGTCGTCGGCGAGCGGCCGACGAAGATCCGCATTCTGCTCGACGGGATCGACATCACGACGCCGAATGCGCCGGTGCGGGTGATCTACAAGTCGCTGAGTATTCGCGACCAACTGTTCGACGCCCCGAACACCTGTAGCCTGACGCTCTATGGGGCGGCGGCGCCGCACGTCGGGCAACCGATCGAGGTTTGGTTGAACGCGAACACGCCCGCGCTCTTGTTCAACGGCGAGCTCCAGACCGTCGAGAAAACCTACAAAGGGCGGCCGTCCACGGTGCTGCATCCGGTGACGGCGATCGACGACACGGCGCGGGCGAATCGGCGCCGGCCCTTGCGCCCGTATGTCAACGTGTCCGCCTCGACGATTGCCGCGGACTTGATCGCCACGTATGCGCCGGGCTTCTCCAGCGCGGGTGTGGAAGCGGGCCTGCCGACCGTGTCGATCAACTTCGACGGATCCGAAGGCGGGATGAAAGGCTGCCTGACGGCGCTCGCGAAGCTCGTCGGCGGCTACTGGTTCTTCGAGAACAGCACCCTTTACTTCTTCGTGACGCCGCCCGGCACGCCGCCCGATCCGATCGACGCCACGCCGGGGCGGTTCCTCCACGAGCCGGCGATCACCTGGGCGATCGACAAGTCACAAGTGCGGACGAGATTGTTTGGCAAGGGCGCGGGCACGGCGATCGCCACGTCCCTGAACGCGAACGAAGCGCTCGTCCCGATTGTCAACGCCGAGATGTTCAATGTCGCCGGGGGCCAGGCGATTGCGGGCGCGACGCCGGATGGCGCGGCCTCGCGCGTCCTGACCTATACGGGCGTGCAGCTCGGGGGCGGGGGCGGCCTCGTGGGGCCGGGCGCGGCGCCTTCCGCGGTGCCGGGGCTGGCGCTCGTCGACGGCCCGCCCGGGATCGACTCGGGCGCGCACCGCTATGCGTATACGTTCGTGTCGGCCGCGGGCGAATCCTTGCCGAGTCCAGCCGCGACGATCACGGTCGGGGCGACACCGGCCCCCGTGGGCGCGCCGATTCCGGGCACCCCCACGGCCGGCGGCGCGGTCGATCCCGGGACGTATACCTATGCGGTCACGTTCGTCACGGCGGCGGGCGAAACGACCAGCGGCCCGGCGAGTGCGCCCGTCACGACGGCGCTCGGGATCGGGGTGCCCGCCCCCGGCACGACCAGCGCGGCCCTCCGGCACGTCGTCGGCAATCTGGCGAGCGGCGTCAGCTACGCCTACAAGACGACGGTCACGGTGGCGGGCGGGGGCGAAACGCTGCCGGGCGGGGTGTGGAACAGCGTGACGCCCGGGGCGCCGGCCGGGCCGCCCTTTGTCGCGCAAACGGCCGATATGGAATCCGGCGGCGCGCTCCTCCCGGGGTGGCACTACGACTACGCGCTGTCGGGCGTCGTGGGCAGTTATGAAACGGCCCTCGGTCCCGTCTTCGGCGTGACGATTCCGAATGATCCCCTGCTGACGCGGATCGTGCTCGGCTATGTGGGGGTGAGTGCCGATGCGCGGATCACGGGGCGGAAACTGTATCGCTGGGTGACGTCGGCCTGGCACCTCGTCGCGACGATTCCCGACAACCTCCCGAATCTGTTTTATCGCGATGGCGCGGCGGATGCGAGTCTCGGGGCGGCGCGGGCGGGCACCGGGGCGATCGGCACGCCGCCGGGCGATCAAGCCACGGTGACGATCCCGCAGTCGGGCGATGCGCGGGCCGTGGGCCGGAAGGTCTATCGATCGGACAACGGCGCGCCGTATCGGTTCCTGGCGTCGATTGGGAATAACACGGCGACGAGTTACATCGACACCACGGCGTCGGTCGCGGCGCAACCCGTGGCCCCGACGAGTGACACGAGCGGCGGCGCGAGTTATCAGACGGTGCCGCTCACGGGGATCCCGATCGGCCCAGCGAACGTCACCGCGCGGCGGATCTATCGCCTCGTCGGCGGCTGGTATAACCGCGTCGCCACGATCGCGAACAACACCGCGACGACCTACACGGATACGACGGCGACGGCGAGTCTTGGGCCGGCGATGCCGGGCACGAATACCGCCCAGGCGAACCGGGTGCAGGTTACGGTGCCGCTGGGGGGATCGGGCGTCACGGCGCGCAAGCTGTATCGATCGGCGGCGAACGCCACGCCGGTGCAATACCTCGCGACGATCGCGGACAACACGACGACGGGGTTCGCGGATCTGATCTGGGATCTGGATCTGGGCGCGGCGCCGCCGGTGACGGATACGTCCGGCCTGACGCAGCCGAACGGACAAGTGCCGGCGGGCTCGACGGCCTTGATCGTGGCGAACCCGGCGCCCTTTGCGGCGGGCGGCGGCTGGGCCGTCGTCGGCAACGGCGAGCAAGTGATCCGCTACACCGGGAAGAGCGCGACCGCGCTGACGGGGATCCCCGCGACGGGCTCGGGCGCGATCGTCGCCAGTATCAGCTACAACTCGACGGTAACGGCGAACCCGGCGCTCGTCGGCGTGACGGGGTTGCTCGACGCCGTGATCCGCAACGCCCCGATTCACGTCTGGGTGCAGCGGGACGATCTCGCGGCCCAGGCCAACATGATCGCCCTCGACGGGCACGGCGACGGCGTGTATGAGCACATCTGGAGCGACGAGCGGCGCACGGAGGCGAGCTTGCGCCAGGTGTGCGATGCGCAGCTCAAGCTCTACAGCCGGCCGATGGTCACGGTGACCTATGCGTCGCGGGATGCGAAAACCAAAAGCGGCAAGACGGTGACGATCACGCTCGCGACGCCGGCCATCACGGAGGCGCTGACGATTCAGGATGTGACGATCACGGAGCTGGGGATCCGCGGCCTCGCGCCCAAGTTCACGGTGACGGCGAGTAACGTGTCGCAATCGTTCGAGGCGATTCTCCAAATGTTGATCCGAAAGGCGGACGCCTGATGGCGATTGATCGCGGCCCGTGGAATGCGCTGGTCGACGACGACGGCTCGAACCTCGTCGGCTCGCTCTGGAACAAAGCGGCGATCAAGACGGTGCTGCTCGATCCGATCGATGGCGCGCTCGCCGCCGCGGCGCTCGCCTGGACGCCGACCGATGCCAGCGGGGCGGGCCTCGCGTTTGGCACCCCTGCGGGCCGCTATGCGAAGATCGGCGTCGTCACGCTGTTTTGGGGCGATGTGACCTATCCGGCCACGGCCAATGGCGCGGCGGCGACGATCGGGGGCTTGCCGGGCGCGAATGCGGGGCTGGCGAGTGCGGCCTTTCAGGTGTATGGCGCGCACCATCTTTACCATATCCAAGCGGCGAACACGACGCTCCTGGTGATGAATCCGGTGAATAACGCCTCGCGCACCAATGCGGAGATGAGCGGCGCCCGCGTGATGTTTGCGGGCTTCTATCAGGGGAGTTAGCACATGGGGCAACCACACCCGCCAGCGGGGAATCAAACGCCGCACACAGAACGCCCGCTGAAGATCTACGGCGAACAGTATGCGCAGGGGCAGCCGTTGCCCGTGGGCGCCGTGATCGATCCGGGCGATCCGCCACTGTTCAACGACGGCCAGGCGCGGGTGCCGCTGGCGTCGGGCTGGGTCGTGCTACACCTCGGCGAGTTTGTGATCAGCAACCGCTACACGGGCGCGCCGGTCGAAGTGATCAGCGCGGAGGAATTCGCCGAGCGCTTCGGCCCCTCGGAATAGGAGGCAACATGATCGCCTGGCTCTTCGCGCTCATCGTGCTCGGCGCGGTGCTCTATCTCGTCGAGAACTTTATTCCCATGAGCCCGCCGTTCAAGATCGTGGTCCGCGTGGTCGTGGTGCTGATTCTGATCTGGATGCTGCTGCAACTGATTGGCCTGGCGTCCGGGCGCCTGGAGATCCATTGATGCTGACCTATGGCCTCGCCCCGTATCGCGGGGATACGCACCGCTGGCGGTTTATGCTCTGGGCGGATCCCGGGCGCACGGTGGCCGTCGATCTCACCGGCGTGGCCGTGAAGGCGGAGATCCGATCGGCGCCGGGCGGCAGTTTCGTCGCGGCGCTGGGGTGCGCGGTGACGCTCCCGAACACGATCGACGTGCATCTGACGGCGGCGCTGTCGGCGAGTTTGCCGGCGTCGGGCGCGTGGGATCTGCAGCTCACGTATGCGTCGGGTGAGGTGCAAACCGTCGTCAAGGGATCCGTGAATGCGACGGGCGACGTCACCGACGCCGTGGCCGTATCGGGGGTGTGCCGATGACGCAGACGATTGGGGCGATTGACGTGATCGTGCCGCTCGCGCCCGTGGTGAGTGTGGCGAGTGTGGGCGTGCAAGGGCCGCCGGGTGAACCGGGGGAAGACGGGGCACCGGGGCCGCCCGGAC